ACGACGACCCACACGATGAGGAACTATGGAAGCGAGTTAACCCGAGTCTAGGTCACATATTCACCCTAGACAGAATAAGGAGGGATTATGAGCAAGCCAAGCAAGACCTCATCGAGTTCGAAGACTTCAAGCGGTTCCGGCTCAATATACCTGCTAAAGTTATCCGAAGGTGGATGCCAATGGATAAATGGGATTCCTGTTCGAATCCTATCTCTGGAGTCGATCTCCTTAAAAACAGGCCCGTTTTCGGGGGTCTTGACCTTTCGAGCACTACCGATCTTTCAGCCTTCATTCTTGTCTTCCCGCCTACCAGCGCAGAAGAGGACTGGGAAGTCATCGTCAAAGCCTACTGCCCGGAAGACACGATCCGTCAAAGGAGCCGGCAAGACAGGATAGACTACGCTCGGTGGGTTCAGGACGGATGGATTACCGCAACGCCTGGGAATGTCATCGACTACGAGTACATCAAGCGAGACATCATCCAGGCTGCGGACGAATACGATTTGAGGGAGGTTGGCTTTGACCCGTGGAACGCTACCCAGCTGTCTACCGAACTGCTTAACAACCACGGAATACAGATGGTAGAGGTCCGGCAGGGAGCGAAGTCGTTATCCGAACCATCGAAGGATATCCTGAAGGCTGTGCTCGGTGGCCGGATCCGGCACGGTGGACATCCTGTGCTGCGCTGGTGCACTGATAATCTCGTAATGGTGCCAGATGCAAACGAAAATATCCGGCCCGTGAAGGACAAGAGCACGGACAGAATAGACTTATTTGTGGCAATGCTTATCGGCTGGAGCCAGGCCGTTGCGAATATCGGAACTATGGTGAGTATCTATGAATCAAGGGGAATCCTGACTCTGGAATGAATTGGAGGATTGAGTTATGGTATATTGTAGAGTCTGTGGCAGTAAGAAAACATATGTAATAGCAACCGGATATCACGAAGAGAACGGAGAACCAATACATGAATATCTTTGTTCTAAAGCTCCATGCTTGCATGGTGGTGGCCATTTGTGGAGTAAAATCAATAGAAAGCGCAAATGGTGGGAGATTGTTTTCGATGGATGTTCTAAGGAAGAATGTGTTAGGTGCGGGATTACAAGAGATGTTTATGACGGAGCACACATAGGTTGATGAGGATGACTGTATATATCTATAAATTGGTAGAGCACTATTTCTGTATACGTTGTAATCTTTTATGGTTCGTAGAGATAAAGAATAAAGCTGAAACAGAAACAGAAATATGTAAAGGATGTTGCAGAGAGGGAAAATTGATAGAAGTTGAAGGGAGATCATGGGAGGCAAAAAGAAGACGAAGGGAGATGGGTTATGCGCTCAATAATGATTGACGGCCATCAGATCACACAGGACGGGGATGCCTGGGTAGTTGCCGAGATCGGACACAACCACGGTGGGAAGCTCGATACGGCCATCGAGATGTGCCGGGTAGCCAAGGAATGCGGCTGTGACGCGGTTAAACTCCAGAAGAGGACTTTATCCAGGTGTTACACGAAGACGTTCCTATCGACTCCCTACAACTCTGAGCATGCCTTCGGGCGCACCTACGGGGAACACCGGGAAGCCCTTGAGTTCGGAACAGTCGAATACATGGAACTCATGGCCTATTGCAAGGAAATAGGGATAACCCTATTTGCGACAGCCTTCGACGAAGAGGCCGTGGATTTCCTCGATGATCTGGATGTTCCTTGTTACAAGATAGCCTCTGGGGATTTGACAAATATACCGTTACTTATCCATATCTGTAAGAAGGGAAAGCCTATTATTATTTCTACCGGAGGGGCTTATATGGATCAGGTTGTTGATGCTGATACCATTGCACTCCTCCATGAGGCTCAGGTTGCGTTCCTTCACTGCGTAGCCAGTTATCCAACAAGAGCGGACATCGCAAACATATCAGCTATCAAGACAATGATGGACAGGCTTCAGACTTGCATAATCGGATATTCGTGCCATTACAACGGAATCCTCCTCGCAGAGATGGCCTATATGTATGGGGCGCGGATAATCGAAAAGCATTTCACTCTGGACCATACGGCCAAGGGATCAGATCATGCGCTGTCCCTTCAGCCGCAGGGGATGAAGAACCTTGTCCGAAACCTTCGAAGGATGAAACCCGCATACGGTCACGGGGAGAAGCTGCGGATACCAGACGAGGAGAAGCCCCTAGAAAAGATGGAGAAGATTGGATACCCGAACAAGATGCTGAAGGAGGGGGCCGTGATTGAACTGTCTGACATTGTTTTGAAGTCTCCGGCCACAAGAGAAGGTATCCGTGGGAATAGACTTTACGAACTGGCAGGGAAGATCCTCAAGAGCGACTGCTCAACGTCGGTCCCGATAACCAAAGATCTTCTGGAGGAGAAGTGACATGGACTGGAAGAAGATATATCTGGAGATACAAAGTAGAGGCTGTCATGAAGATTTTCATCAAGATTTAATTGATGCGTTTCTGGAGTACGACCGTCAGCACCTGGAGGAGTGCCACGGAGGTTTCATAGTGCGGATGGAAGCACCCTATAGATGTTCTACAGATAATTCAGAGCCGCAAACTAGGTTAAGCGGGACGATGGAGTCAGACCCAGAGGCGAAGTGCCATGGGAAGAATGATAAGGGTTGCCCATTTTGCTGCTCGGTTGGAGGTCTACAAACCATAAATTCTTTTAATTGGAACTTCTGCCCGATATGTGGAAAGGCCGTGATTATGAAGGAGGAATAACTATGTTTGATTTGCATGGTAAGGTTGCTTTGCTCATCGGAGCAGAAGGGAACCTCGGGCCGATCTGGAAGGAGACGCTGGAGAACGCAGGTGCTAAAGTCTGGACATGGGGACTGCCTCAAGTTGATTTCTCGATCATAGATATGAAGACGCTATCCGAATTTGAATCCTCACATGCTCCATACCAGCCGGACATTATCGTCTGTAACGCAGCCATAGACATTCCTCCAAGCAAGACAGATGCAAGGTTCTTTACGGACTTCGAGGATATCATAAAGGTCAACTTGACGGCTCATGCTAGGATCGTTGAATCCAAGATTCCGGGAATGATCAAGAACGGCGGCGGTGTTATCGTCTTCATCGGATCTATCATGGGATGGAGGGCGGCTGATTGGACAAATTATAGTGGAGAGTTTGAAAAACCTGTAGCATATAATCTAAGTAAAGCTGCTCTCCGTCACTTTGCAGCTTGCCTGACACGGCAATATGGACGATTTGGTATAAGGGCCGTATGTCCGAGTTTTGGACCAGTAGAGACACCGAAGTTGTCACAAGAATTCAGAGACAAGATTTCTCCTAAAATACCAATGTGTCGGCTTATAAGTAAGCGGAGTCTTCAACAGACATTATTATATGCTTGTTGTTGTGAAGATCTTGCAGGTGCATCATGGGTTATTGATGGAGGATATGTAACTTAAATTAGGAGCTTACTAATGAGCACGGTCGCCTTCATTCCTGCCCGTGGCGGTAGCGAGCGCATTCCAGGAAAGAACATTCGAATGCTGGCCGGGCATCCTCTGATCGCATACGCCATCGCTGGCGCAAAGCACTCCGGGATCTTCAATGGGATCTATGTCAGTACAGAATCGGGAGAGATTGCGGATGTTGCGAATATGTACGGGGCTGAGATAATCTTCAGACTGGAAGAATTTGCCAGGTCCGACAGTCCAGACATCCAGTTTGTAAAGCATCTCATCTCCAGTCTGAGAATGAAGAGTGACGATACATTCATCATTCTAAGGCCAACTAACCCGTTCAGAACCGCACAAACCATCAAACGTGCATGGAGGGAGTGGGCTATGGGTCAACCATCGGATTCCATGCGTGCGGTCAGTCACGTTAGGCAACACCCGTACAAGATGTGGAAGATCGGAGCTAAGCGTTGGATGCTGCCAATGTCTGATAAACGGATTGAAGGGACTCCGGTTCATGATATGCCGACTCAGGAACTACCGTTGATGCTGATACAGAATGGGTGCATCCATATTGCAAAGGCAGAGATTGTGCGAACATTCGGTGATTATACCGGTGAAACCGTACTTCCATTTTACACTGAATTGAATGAGGGATTTGATTTGAATATAGAGGAGGACTGGATACTGGCAGAGACGTTGATTTGTAAAGGAATTGCTAAAACTGAACCAATGGGAGATTGACATGGAACCGCAACGGACGATGAGACATCTGCTCTGCGATAAATGCGGATGGCATACGAAGCATCTATTCTCTCGGTACAATCAAGGATATATGGGTGTTCCCAAGTTTGTAGATGAACAGGGTGGGCATCTAAAGGTCATGCAGAACATAGTGAAGGACCGAGTGAAAAATAGCATCGGTGGAAGAGTCCGCGAGCATCTATGGCGTTGTGGAACTTGCGACACTGAAAGGCGGTATGGATTGACCGGAATCGAGGAGGTGAAAGAATGAAAGATTGCCAACAATGTAGATTAGAATTTGATCCCTCCCGAAGTTTTCAGAAATTCTGTTGTGCTAAATGCAGGATCATATGGTATAGGGAGAATTATTATGCCTCATATGAATGGAAATGCATGGCATATCGATCATAAAGTACCAAGATCAGTTTTTAACTTTGATAAACCAGAAGATATAGATTTTTCAAAATGTTGGTGCTTGAGTAATTTACAGCCAATGTGGGCAAAGGAAAATATTCGGAAAAGAGATAAATTGTCCGCTCCATTTCAACCATCACTAGCAATGGGGTAATATATGGAATTTATCAAAGTAAATTATGATGCTGATATCAAAATAAAGTGTGAAACCGAATTGGAACGCTGGAGGGCAGAGAGCGCACGATGGAAGGAACCAGAGACTCTTGCTTGGATCGACTCCTTCCTTCCCGGTGAAACGCTTCTCGACGTAGGGGCGAATATCGGTCTCTATTCTCTATACGCAGCAAGTAAGGGTTGCAAGGTTCTAGCTGTGGAACCGCATCCGGGAAACTATGCTTCCTTGTGTATAAACAAGCGGAACAATAAGCATTGTCCGGTCAATACACTGTGGTCTGCAATCGGGATGAATTCGGAGACAGGCACTTTCAGATATGAAAATGCCGGGGCCGGATCTTCAGATGGGGGGTTAATCAAGAAGGGAACAAGTCAATTCCCTATCGCAATAAACAGCGTAGATGGTTTAACAAAAGACTTCGGTCCATTCGATCATATCAAGATTGACGTTGATGGGGAGGAGGATTTGGTTATCCTGGGTATGTGCGTATCGTTACGAGAAGGGTTATTCAAGTCATGCCTCTTAGAGGTTGACGATAGAAACAGGGCATTTGTTCTAAGATCCTTCGAGAATGGGAGATACAGCAGAGGAAGCCGATTGAATTATATGGCCAATCACTCCCGGATACGCCGGACTCAGGAGGGCATAAAGGTTGAAAATATCATCTTTACAAGGATCGACTGACCTTCCGAAGAGAACCTTACTCACACCGAGAGAAGTTGCTACGTTCTGCCGAGTCCATGTAGGTACTGTCTATAAATGGGTTGAAATGGGAGAGATGGATTCAGTTCGGTTCAGAGGTACGATCAGGATTCCACGGGCCGAGATTATCTTTATTTCTGCCGATTGCTCCTCAAAGTAGTTTTGTATCTGTATCATCTTTAGTTTCCGTAGTAGAACTTTCCTGCCTATTATGCGCAGAATGGCATCATGTCATTCTGGTCGCGTCTTAAATCCTCGGATAAACCATCAGTTCCTACCGAGAAGATCGAAGAGCGTATATCTGCCTCTGATTCCATAGGTGCAGAGCATTGGATCGTTCGGCTTACGGATTCGCTCGCGCGCGCGGGTGCGGACGTAACCGGGGACGGGGCCATGAGGCAGACAGCCGTCTTTGCGTGCGTGCGTGTACTGTCTGAGACTATTGCATCCCTACCCCTGATTCTTTACAAGAGGGGGGAAGGAGATAGCAAGGAACCAGCCAGGGATCATTACCTATACTCGATGCTCCACGATACCCCGAATAATTTCCAGACAGCTCTTGAATTCTTTGAAATGGCCGTGGGGCATATCTGCCTACGCGGGAATGCTTATTCGTTCCTGGAGAGG